GGACCAGTGTAGTCCATATTGTGCGCGTGTTCCATCAAAAGTCCTTTGAGACCACATGCTATACCGACATCAACATTTTGCTTTTTGTCTTCTACCCAAATATGATCAGAATACCGTGAACCGTACAGTGATAGTACCTCGTCCTTATCAGCACCGCAATCAAGAAACACAACTTCCTTAAATGTATTCGGTCCGAAAATCTTAGATAGATTTCTCTCTCGCAACTTCTGAGCGTGAGGATCTAATGACAAACTGGTAATTGCAATAAACTGATACTGGTATTTTTCGTGCAGCATTTTAATGTAGTACTGTGCATCACGAAGAGGAGGCAAGAATCCTACCGCTGCCGATTCATTAAACGTCCTTATGAGAGACTTTGCTTTTGGAAATTCCACATTGTATTGTATTGCTACACTGTAATTGTCCTTGTCTACCAATTCGTGTCCATGTACGGACATCCAAGTGTGAAAGCCAAACTCCCAGTCTAGACAAACTCCATCTACGTCCGTCAATATTATTTTTTCTTTTCCGTTCTTCATCATACGCATTTTCTATATTTTTCCTGTAATTTTGCAACTCTTGTCGCTGTCTGCTACTGGGCATCACATGTAGCCTCTAATATCTTACACTCAATGTCCCAATTGATTTTTTTCATGGTTCTTGGTGAAGTGTTTTTAGCCTTAACAAAAGTCATGCCTAGATTGTTTTTAATGTAATTTTTTGACATTGGATACTGTGAAGACCATGCTTCTTTTTCCCATGGAAGTTTAGAGTACGCGACATCAGAATAATCTACACCCATCCAGTAGGACTTGTAAGACTTGTTTACCAGTTCACGATTGCTATATTGTTTTACGTGTACCAATTCATGTGCTAAAAAAGACAAGTAATCAAACAAAGTACCTCGGTTGTGCAACTCGACATGAAATTGATCCCTGTCTTCATGAGTACAGTAACCAGCAGCATTTTCTATTAGAGTATTTCGAATGGTAATATCTATGTTTAGAGTTCTTTTGCGCGGTAGTAATTGCTTAATAAAAACACGGGCCGCTTCATCAGTGACTCGTTGCTGTGTTTTAGTACCGCCTTTGATATAGATATTAATCATCGTCAACCTCACCAAAATAGGTAGTACCAATTTGCAAGAAACGCTTGCCTTCTATTTTGAGAATGCGATATTTACCAGATGAACCTACCTCACATGGAGCATTTCTATCAAAAACCTTTTCTTCAATAACATTACGCGCAAGCATATCAAAAGATATGAGTTTATCACTTCGCAAAATATTGCTCAATGTAGTAGATTTGAAGTTAACAATCTTGCGATTGGTATCAAATCTTTCCAAGATAGATTTGGCATTTGCCAATTCATGACGATCCATACCATTTGACATTTCCCAATTCGAAAGGCGCGAACCAGTCAGAGAGGTTGTAGCACGAGCACTAAAAGAATCAAACATTATATTTCCTCACACCAGATTCAATTTGATCAGAATAACCTTGCATATAAAGGGCAATATCACCTTTGCTCATATGCAGTTGTTCAACGATGGCGGAAGTGTAAGTCTCACCTACAAAATAGTGAGGAATCGGATCGCGACCATAGTAACCATCTGCTGAACCACGATCATAAGGACCACCGTGACGCTTGTTTATTTTTTTCATCATTACATACTCCAATAAGTTTCAGAAGAAGGATTACAACACCAAGGTGTGTCATGATCTATTTCAACATCTTTGCCTGTCATCAAATTCTTAACAGTTCTTTTAGCGGGACACCATTCGTATCTCCAACCTTGATCTGGCGAATACATATCAAAGTACGCAGCAACAATACCACGCATTTGATTATCATCCTTTGCCATTATTGACATTGTAGTGAACAAGCGGTCACCCGTTTTTGTACGGTGATCAGCTTTGAAAACTTGTAAAGTGTATTCGACCATGTTAATCCTCTGTGTTTTTCAGTTTATACAAGTATTATACACTAGTTTTTTGAAAAAGTCAAGCATTATTTGAAATTTCTTTTACTAATGAAATCAATGACTTACGGTTTGTGTGCATTTTTGCTCTTTTCATCAGTTTATGCGAACATAATAACATGGTTTTTCTGAAAAGTCAAGCATTATTTGAAATTTCTTTTGTCAATGAGATCAATGACTTATAGGTGTTATTGTTTATATAAATAGTGTATAAAAACAAAGGAGTTACAAAAATGGCGTATACTTATGTCCCTAAGAGTGAAAAAGAGCTTAGGACGAAAACACTACATAGGCAATACTTCGATGGCATTGTGGCCTTGATGGAATACTTTGCCAAAACGAATCCATCGGTAAACGATCCGATCGTATTACACGATTCCGAGGCAGGTGATATAAAAGTAACCCGAAGACTCTCAGGGCTTGACCTAAAAAAGATTAAAAAAGAGATAGGAGCACCGTCACTTAAACTTTCTTGGGGTGAAGGCAGCAGAAAGGTTGGAGGAACTACTGCCACCGTAAATAAAGGAATAAAGTTTGAAGTTGATCTTGTAAGAGATATTAATCTCTACATAAAAGGCGAACCTATTAGAGATACAAAAAACGATAAGTTCATTAAAGAGTTTGTTGCTTACTATAAATTAACCTATCTAGACAAAGTTCTTCCTATGGGCGAATTAAACCAAAAGAGACCTCTACAGTTTATGGGTAATGAGGTGTTCATTGGAGGCAGAGATTTTAACATAGGTGCCACAGTAACAGACGTAACAGTAGAGGGAGCAACAAAAGCTGGAGGAAGAAGTCTTAAAGGAAAAACTATTTACCTTTCATTGAAATTTGGTCCAACAGTGACATTTGCTAACCCAGGTATTTCTACACTATTTCCAGAAAGAGAATTTAAGACTGGGAAATTTACTGGTACTAAGGGTAAAGCTCTTTTGAAAATGCTAGGACTTGATGAAGCTAAATTTATAAAAACATTCAATGCTTATGCTAACAATACTTCTATGAATAAGTTTAAAGAAGATGTTACACAAAAGATGGATCAAGCATCCTTTCAAAACTTCTTAAAGAGTGGTATAGGATATGGTTATCATATGGTACATCTTTTAGGTCAGAACATCAAAGATAACGAAATGACCAAAGATTATTTAACAAAAGCAACAAAGGTAACTAGGGCTATTGCTTATTATGGTGGAGTGAGCGGAGGAGGTACCGGTCCTGTGACCGCCAAAAGAATTGATATTATCATAACCACTCCTGTATACACATTTAAAATTAATCTTAGAAGTAAGTCAGCCGGTAAAGTGTATCCTACTCACTTGATGATTGATTATTCTTATGTCTAAATCCTATTTTATTTTCAATACTACCACTGGATATTATCTAGTAGAGTCCAAAGACGTAGACAAGATTCCTAAACCAAGAGAATTGATTAGGAGAGCTTCTGCGGTTGAAGTATTGCGTGAATTCGCTGCAAAACAAGGCATTGTATTTTCTGTTGATAAAGCAAGAGCTAGAACCAAACACACTGAAGAAACCAAAAGAAAAATTGGTGAGGGAGTCAAAGAGGCACACCCTCACAAAGATGGTTTAACAGAAGAACATAAAAAGAAAATCAGCAAGAACCACACAGGAAAATATCGAGGTGAAGATAATAACATGTATGGGCGTAAACAAAAACTGACAACTAAACTAAAAATGTCACAGAAAAGAAGACAAAGGGTGCCTTACAAATATATATGTGGACCTAATGGTAAAGTAACCTCTATTCCACACACCGACCCTGTGCCTGACGGTTATCAGTTAGGCACAAAGTACGACCCTTATCGAATTATCGAATAAAATACTCAAAGCTATTCGATTCTTCATTATCACTTATCAATTTAGCTCCATGCTTTAAATGAAATTTAGTAGCCGCAGGAGTTTTAGGTGACATTGTTACTATTCGTGGCCAAAGACTGATATTGATAGTAGAATAACTTTCTTTAACACTAGCAATAAACTGTCTAAGAAGTTCTGAACCCATGCCAGGAGCATATGACCACAACGTATAAGGTGTTATGAAAAAATTAGTCTTATCAATTGGACTAATATTATAATTAAGAAGATCGGCTCCAGTTCCCTTTTGCAATTGTTCTTCATTAACAGGTGCAGCGTAACCATAAGACACACACATTATTGCTAGTATCTTTTCACCTTCTTTCAAAGCAAATGTTTTTTTACCTGGACCCACTCTGTCGTAAACCGAGATATTTGGTCGCACAACATCGTCTTTAATATAAGGTTGAAGTTCTTGCATTGATAGTGTTATCACTTCTTTTTTAACAGTATTAATCATAATAAATTTACCAATTATACTAGTTGCAATTTCTTAGTAGTTTTAGACTTTTTCTTAGTTTCGGGTTTGTTATATTCAGTGATACCTAATCCAGGTAACAATGATTCCAATTCAGGATACAGTTCAAGCAACGTACCATCTTTGACTGCTGTTAGAATTTTAGCCTCTTTGTGATGCACTGACTCTAAAATGTTTACCCATTGTGCTTCACGTTTCACTGTGGACAATTTGCTCATATTACTATTCGGAATAATAAATCCTTTTATTCTACGCCATTCTAGTTGCAAAGAAGTCTGCCCCATGCCATCTGGAATGTCTTCTTGTAGTTTAGTAATATCGGGCATACCTTCAGGCAGATTCCAATCCGGTTTTTCAGCACCGACACCGAGACGAACAATAGGTACGAGTGCTTGATTTGTTGCTGCCCATTCTTTCAATCTTTTAATTTGTTCAGGTACAGTGGGCGCTTTAAATACCCATGTAAACCCTTCATCAGTTTGTCTAAATTTTATCACCATTGTTCTCTCCAATAATTAAAAATCACCAATAACATCCATCATTCCTTTCATTTTGTTTTTAATAAAATAATTTAAAAGTTGACTTCTGTCACCGTTTTGTTGTTTTACATAACTATGTATAATAGCATCTTTAATGTCTTGAGGAGTTTTGGTTAGATCAACCAGCATTTGATTGCGATTATATCCATGAGACATGTCTGATGTTATCCATTCGGAAGGTGATTTTGATTTCCATTCTTCCAACAAATTCTTACGAATCGGTTTTTGACGAATGTTATTCACGAACGAATCATCAGGTGATAACATATTAGGTATGCCATCTCCCTTATCACCTGTGATAATGTGTTCCATGAGAACACGGGAAGCAGATTCTTTTATCTTAATCCACTTTTTAAATGCAGGTGAATATTGTTTTACATTAGACCATTTTTGCAACTGATTAAAATCATGGTCGCCACTGATAATCAAAAAAGGCACTGATGATGAGTCCTCAAACATATTATCAGATTCACCCATTGTCTGACTATACTCAGCAAGTGTACCAATAACATCATCCGCTTCAGCACCGTCTACATCAATAACCGGATAAGGAAAATACTCTTCTAATTCACTTTTAATAATAGATAGAGAATTGAATATGGTACTCCAATCAAATTTTGATTCTTCTCTCTCTTTTTTGCGACTTGCTTTGTAGTATGGAAAAACTGTGCGTCTCCAATAATGCCTGTTGTCACATGCAATAACGAGTTCACCAAATTCAGCACCAAATTTTGTGCGATATGAGCGTATGGTATTAATGATCATGTGTCGCAACAGAGGCAAGTCTACTTCAATGTCAGTGTTAGAACCAAATCCAACATTGCTCATAAAAGTAGCAATAGCTACCTGATTAAAGTCTATAATTATAATACCCTTATTCATTTTATTACCCTCAATAAAATCATTGAAGGTTGTACCCGAGTCTTGACTGGATATTTTTTACTTCGTATTTTATCTGCAAGTGTATGTAAACCATTTTTACGACAGTCTACCAATTGTTTAACTATATCTGCTGCACGGACTGTTTTTTCGTAGGATTTACTAGTTGAATAATTGTCTATGGCTGTACCCTTTACTCCTAAAGTATTTGCATACTCTGAAGCGTACACACCAATGCGTTTACGATTGACATCATATACCCACACTTCACTAGCACCTATAATCTCAACAGGATTAATTGAAGTCAGATTCAACTCCACATCTTGTTTAGTATATTTTAACTTACTCACAAGTTTGTTTTTATCAACAGGCTTTTTTCGTTTAATTCGTACAATTTTTTTAACCTGTTTAGTTTCAGAAAGCCCAATCACAATGCCATCGAAAAAGGCAAGTAAATGTTTCAGAGTAGACTTTTTAACATGAGAATAACCTTCAATTAAGTCTGTATCTGTTCCTTCTGCCAATTCTTTAAATTCTATAGCAAACCTGTCTACAATTTCAACTGCCTTATTTATTTCAGCAGCATTTAAATTATATGATAATACAAAATCTTTATAATTTGTAATCTGTGTACCACCAATAATCTTTTCTATACTATCATCAATGGCAATAGCAAATTTATTAAGATTCTCACGAATGTTTACAACTTTAGGTGCCTCTTCTTTTTCTTCAATACACAAAGACGCCTGTTTTAGCCAAACAAGTTTTTGTTTTTTCATAAAGTTTAAAACGGATTCAGGAAGCCAACCCAGTTTATTCCAACAGAAAAAATATTTAGACATACTATAGAATGCAGACTCTGGAAGAACAGAGATAGAAGTTATATCTTGTTTGTCCCAGTTTTCTTTCATCCACTTTTTAAGTGGGGCAATACCTGCTTTGTCTTGTATCTCATAATGAACAAAATACAGGCAGTGTTGTAGTGCAGTGTCTCGCTCTGAATCGTCAGTCAGAATTTTGTATTCTGCCCATTTGGGTTCTGGCAATACGTATGTACTGCGTGATCTTTTAACTATAGCCATTTAAGGACTCCTTTAGTGTTTACTTATATAGTATAACAAAGAAATACCTATTTGTCAAGCTCTTTTAGAAAGTTTTCAACACTGATTTCATTGGGAATTTCAGGAATATCTAATGAATTAACACCTATAACCCTGCGAATAGGGTATTTTTTGGATAGATAGATGAGGTTGTTAATCCACAGACTCCAGTTTGAAGGGGGAACATGAGGTCCATACACTCTACCTTGTTGACAATCAAATCCCAACAGGTCTATTTGAGTGGCGCCCAAACTAATAGCTAACCCTATAGCAGCATTGCCACTACTGTTATTTTGCATAAATTCGGGAGAGTGCCAGTTTTTCTTAGGTTTCAATCCTGTTTCAACCAAACTTAAATGCCTATAATACACAATACCAGGATACTCACTATTGTGTATTTCTTTTAACATCTTAATATCAACTGCACACAAATAATGTGGGCAATACTCAAGATATAATTCATTACATCCTATCAATATACCGGATATCTTATCTAAAGGAATAGGGGTCCTAGAGACCCCGTTTCCTATCACCGTTACTTTCATACAAAAGATTTGATAGAATCAATCCTTACTGAGCGCCATGCTTGCTTGTCTGTATCAAATACGACTAGATTTGATGCAGGTATAGCGCGTTTGCCTTCAGTGGCAGGGACAACACTTTCTAGTAGTGTTGCATTCATCACACGTTCAGTACCATCTACCTTAGTAAAGGTAATTGTGCGAGTACCTGTACGCAATTGCTGAATATATTGATCTTTAATCATATCACTCTCCATTATAAAATAATACCACTTGTCATTTTACGGTATGCTTTCTCTACATCATCATTTGTTGGTGTTATAAACACAACACCTGAAGCAAAGAATTCTACTTCAGCGGGATTTTCACGCCCACTAATAGCAATGCCTCTAGCAAAACCCATACCTTCTCCTGCATGAATAAGCATACGAGGATCTTTTAGTTTAATTCTGCTATCAGTTTGATCTGCTAACTTGCCAATAAACTCTCCCGCAGGAGTTACTACTGACACAACATCATTGATTTTCATAATATTTGTTTCCTTTTTTGATTGTTACTCATTGTATATGATATTTTCAAATAAGTCAAGCTGTTCTTCATCAATACTGGTTAATTTTTTAGGTGTCCAAGTAATAGGAACAAAACTAGAAAGTGGTTCCTTGTTTAATCTTATATTTAACATAGAGTTTAAACAATTTGGATCATGCCGCTGTTGCCATTGCAGTAAAAACTCTTGCATCTTAGCATGAGATTTTTTCTCATAAATTGCAATAGTTTCTTTTTTAAGTTCACCTTCAAACTCTTTAACATAGGCAGAGCTTCCATAATATTTTTCATATAACTTTTCAGTTTTACCAGAGTAACCGATATAATATAAACCAGACGGAAAATATGTACAATATACTCTATGAATTGGTTTTATTTTCGGTTTTTTCTTCTTTACTACTATCATTAAGTACATCCTCATTATTAGATGTACTATTTATGACTTTATTTTTACTGAATATCAGATCCCAGTTGTCGCTAAACTTTTGTTTATCTACTTTGCGTTGGGCGCTGCCTTTACCGCCCGACCACTGACCCTGTACCATTTCTAGTCGTATCCTCTTTCAAATTGCAATTGATCATCCAATTCATCACCCTCTTCAGAAAATTCAAAATCAAATTCTACACCACAAAAAGTACAATAGTAAGGATCGTCTGAACTATTTTCTTCATCATAGGTGATCATAAAATCTGAACCACAATTATTGCAATAATGATCTATTGTTTTTTTACTTGACATACATTTACTCCTGCTTTGAATAAAAATTCTTTACCGCTTCCCTTTGAAGCCTCGTAATCATTTATATAGTACACTTCTTTTATGCCTGATTGATATATTAATTTAGCACATTCGATACAAGGAAAATGAGTGACATATAGTGTCGCACCGTCACTTGATTCCGTTGACCTACATAACTTCATAAGAGCATTAGCTTCTGCGTGTAATACTTCTGGTTTAGTCTTACCATCTTCCTCACATTCATTAGACCATCCAGAGGGTGTGCCATTATATCCTATAGACAAAATGCGATTGTCTTTAGTAATGACACACCCAACTTTCAGTTTATTGGCAGTAGAAAGATTTGCTGTCATATTTGCAATATCTGCATAATACAATTGCCACTTCATGCTGCCCAAATATCACCCCACTCACCAGTCAATGCACCGCGAGCATAATCAGTACTTTTATTTTCAAAAAAGTTTGTATGCGTAGGTGCATTTATCATAGATTCTACCCACAGAAGTGGATTCTTTTTAACTTTAAAAATACCTTTAAGCCCCAAAGAAATCAACCGCCTGTCGCAAATATATCTAATGTAAGTTTTAACTTCTTCAGGAGTTAATCCTTCCATTGGTCCTATTGCAAATGCTAGATCAATAAATTTATCTTCTAGCTCAACCATCTTCTCAGCAATAGTATATATCTTTCCTTTGAGATCATCGTTCCAGATACCAATATTTTCATTAATATATTCACGGAACAGTTTGATCATATTCTCTGCGTGTAGTGTCTCGTCAACAATACTCCAGGTAATGATTTGTCCCATGCCTTTCATTTTACCGTGACGAGGAAAATTCAACAGCATAATAAAGGAACTGAACAATTGCATACCTTCAGTGAAAGCAGAAAACGCAGCAATATTTGTTGCTACTGATTCAACTGTTCCATTTGAATTTGACATGTCAATAAAATATTCATGCTTATCTTTCATAGCTTCATATTCTAGAAATTCAGAATAAGTAGACTCAGGCATGCCAAGTGTCTCAATAAGGTGAGAATATGCTGCTATGTGAAGAGCTTCTCTTGCAGCAAATCCTGCAAGCATCATTCTTATCTCAGGTTGTTTAAAATAAGGCAAATAGTTATTTACATAACCACCTGCCACATCAATATCACCTTGTGTGAAGAATCTAAATATATGAGTAAGAAATGATTTTTCTTCACTTGTAATTTTGTTTTTCCAATCTTTCACATCTTCTGCCATATTGACTTCAGTGTGCAACCAATGAGATTGTTCATGCTTTAACCAAGCATCATATGCCCAGGCATAATTAAAGGGTTTAAAATAAGAACGCTCTTCTGTTAACTTTGACATTAATACTATCTCTTTAAAATTATTTTTATACCCAGCGAATGATGGGAACTATATTTATCATATTTAATTTTTTACTCATACATAACCGTATCAGTATCACCTAGCGCCCATTTTGGATTATGTTCTACAACATATTTTTTTGTTGCAACTTTAAAATCTGGAAACAGTAATTCTTTAGGATTGCTTGCTGCGTCAAAGAATATACAACGATTATTTGGTTGCGCTGAATACTGTCCATTATCAAGTTCAATAAAATTATATGATTTGTGATCTTCAGGCCATTCAGTATATGTTAAGTCCATAACGTTATGATCTGGAGCAGCATGATCCACTGTAAACATGTAATTACCTTGATACCAATTTTTATCTTTTGCATAAAATTTGCCAGTAAGGTTCTTGAGAAAAACTTTTTGAACCACTGTCATATCATAACCCAAACAATCCCATATTTGCAAATGATCTAGAGGCAAAAATTTATACGGATTCAAATTATGATTTCTGCTAACATATGCACTCAATGGTAGTTTGTCGTACAATGCACCATATTCTGGTAAGTAAGATTCAATTCGAAATGCTTGCCCTCGAATAGATTTAATACTTACCCAAATGCACGGAACATATTCACCATGTCCTTCTTTAAAATCATAGAGAAATTCTTTTCTAATCCAACAGTGAACTGGTGGTATATTTGCTACTAAAAACATTTAAACTCCTAACCTTCACATGCTAAACAAGTACTATCTTCTATGAGTGTAGTCATATTTGTTTCTTTAATAATGTCCCTTTCAATTTTTCTAGACACTTTGTCTGCTTTACCAATCTTCTCAGAACGGCAGTAATAAAGTGTTTTCAGACCAGACTTCCATGCTAAGAAGTGTACGAGATGCAAATATTTTTTATTCACATCTGGTCTAAAAAATAAATTCAATGATTGCCCTTGATCAATATATTCTTGACGCTTAGATGCATGATCAACTATCCAACGCTGATCTATTTCCATAGCTGTTTTAAATACATTCTTTTCATCTTCAGTTAAGAATTTCAACTGTTGACAAGAACCATCGTTTGAAATTATTGACGACCAGATTTCGTCTTCTGTCTGTTTAGTTTCCCCAGCTTCAATCTTACTTTGAATAAGACCCACCAAATTTCTATTTTTATTGAGATAAGACCCAGATAATGTATCTTGTCTGTAAGCATTAGCCCTATACGGTTCGATGCTAGGACTAGTGTTTCCCATAATGATGCTGCTTGATGCGTTTGGTGCGATTGCCATGACATGGCTGAATCTTCTTCCTGTTCCCTTTGCATCAGGAGCTTCGCCTCTTTCTTGTCCGAGTTCCAAATTGACTTCATCAAGTTTAGTCCTAATATATTTAAACATTCTCACATTGGCACTAGTGGCTTGCCAACTTTCCCAAGCAAACATATGTTTTTGTAAATATGCATGATAACCTAAAGCACCAATACCAATACTTCTCTCGCGTGATGCTGAATATTTAGCGCGAGAAACTTGATCAGGAGCATTATCAATAAAATACTGTAACACATTATCTAACATTTCAGCTATATCTTTTAAAAATCTTGTATTCTTAGACCAAGAATCATAATATTCTAAATTTACCGAGGACAAACAACATACTGCTGTTCTATCTTTATCTGTTGGCAAAATAATTTCTGAGCAAAGATTTGACTGGTGAATTTTTAAACCGAGTTTCTTTTGAAACTCTGGTAGATGTTTATTACTAGTATCAATATAATGAATGTAAGGTTCACCAGTCTCCATTCTTAATTCTAGTATTTTCTGCCATAACTCTTTAGCTGATACTGTTTCTCTTATTTCACCTGAATGAGGATCACACAAATTCCAACCATCATCCGCAGTAGGATCAGACATGCATCGTTCAATCAATTCCATAAAGCGGTCTGAAATGTTTACTCCATGATGTAAGTTCAAACATCTTACATTCTGATCGCCCGTTGGCTTACGCATCTCCAAAAACATAACTATGTCTGGATGATTAATATCAAGATAAGTCGCATAAGAACCGCGTCTAGTTCTACCCTGTCGATAAGCAAGGCATGATGCATCATAAGTTTTAAGGTGTGGCATTACTCCTACTGATTTATCATCTGTAGAGCGAATACCAAATCCGATACCTACACCACCGCCAAGCATACTGAGCCAATTTGTTTCTGAAAGGTTATTAACCAATCCTTCCGCAGTATCATCTATGTAATTTAAGAAGCAACTGATCGGCATTCCCTTTTTTGATCTTCCAAAAGAAAGAATAGGGGTTGAATAAGACAGCCAATGATCGCTTGCATAATTATATAAACGTTGCGCGTGTTCCAAGTTACTAGCAAACCTTGTACTAACAAAAGCAAATCGTTCTTGAGGAGAGGTTTCATCCTCTCTCATATAACTTTCTTGCAGTCGTTGGATGCCTAACTTATCAAATAATTTATCTTTTGATAAATCAATTTGAATCCCTAAATATTCTTTTTTTGTCATTGTAATTCCTCTACTGCCTCAGCCACATCTGGGAAATGTTGCTTGATAATATCCCAGCACTTTATAGCTATATCTGAATGTTCTTTTTGAGTTCCGTTTTTACTTCTTAATTGATAATAATGAATCCAACTTCTCAATGTTCCTGCCATGTACAAGGTAGTTTCAGTATTGCCTTCTGGTAGTACTGCTCTTGCTTGTTCTTTTGCAATACCGTTTTCTAAAGCCCATTCGTAAACTTCATTAGCTTTACGAATAACTTCGTGTTGTTTCATATTCCAATTTTCTTTAAGGTCTCTATCATCAGTAACAACAGAATTTTGTCTATTTTTATTGTCTTGTAACCTAGCTTCACGATCAATAAAATTAGAAGATTTAGCATATCGTTGACTAAATTCTTGAAAACTAAAACTACGGTGACGCAATATCTGTCTAGATATGTCGCGAGTAGTGGTAATCTCCATTGTTATGGAAACCATCTCAAAAGGGCTCCAATGACTATGTTTTATGAGATATTTTAATAGTTTTGGTGCTGTTTCATCATTAATTTGATTACTTGGATTACTCACACGTGCAGCATATGCTATTAGTTGATTTGCAGTAAAGCAACCGGTCATTGCTGATGGTGTTGTCATCCCAACAAGTACAACATTAGGTTTTAACAACATTAACATTTTCTCCATTCTGTAAATTGTAGTTCAGCTTCAAGGCCCTGAAAAGTATTATCAGTGATTATACTTATAATTTCCTGCGATGTCAACCCTGAAATTATCATATCATTTATATCTTTTTCTTCAATTATATCAGGCCATAAACATACTCTATTGCCTGCCTTTATTTGTTTGTGTATCAAGGAACAAATCTCTTTGTTTCTTGGTTGATTATCATATACCATCGTGAAATAAGTCAATCCTAACTTATCTATCTTACCAAAAGCTGAACCAACTGCTGCTATTGAATTTGGTATGAACAAACTGTCAATAGGACCTTCTACCACATACACTTCTTTATTGGTGTCAACAACATCAAGACCGAACACAGTAGGGTCATTCTCTTTTATTTTCAGATTTATATATCTTAATTTTTCACCACGAATACCTCGTAATGCTAAACCTATCAATTGCCCGTCTGGGCGAATAAAGGGTAAAGCAATTCTTGGCTGTTTGATATTTAGTGCTTCCGTATATTTGGTATTTAATTGTGAAAGTGTTCGTATATCGTCAACATAATACAGTCTATGAAATTGATCCTCAGGTATCATTCTTTTCTTTACATACTGCACTGCTTCGTGATCAGCCGGCAATGTATCAATTCTGTCCATGAGATTATCAATCAAACTTGAGGGTTTATTAAACTCAGGTTTAAAGTCAAAAGCATACTCTGGATTTTTTGTTTTCTTAGGTTCAGGTTTATCATCTTTTTTTACAAATTTCTCCATGATATATTCTTTGTACAAAAGAGAATCAATTTGTTCTATGAATTTACCAAGGGTAGTACCATATTCACAATTATGGCAACGATAAAACATATCATTGTCTTTTCGATACAAATAGCCACGAGTTTTATTTTTTTTGTTTTCAGAATCACCACATACTGGGCAACGAAAATTAAACAAATAATCGTTTTTTTTCTGGAATCTATTCAGTTTCACTGAAATCATTCCGATGTATTTGAGATCAATATATAGAGACATAAAAACAAAAAAACCCATAAGTGTTAGTTACAGGTTTATTATATTACAATTTAGTTATTTTGTCAAGCAAATGATGTTAAGAAATTTCTAATTTCGGGCAGAAAAATACCAGCAGCAATTAATATACCAACCATAATCCAACGCCATCTTTCTAGCGTTTCAATTCGTTCTTCCAATTTATTATCTTTTTCTAACATGTGTATTTTTAAATCTTGTATAGCATGTAATACTTTGTCTATTTCCTTAGACATTTTTTCTTCTACTTCTCTACTAGTTGAAGTTACTCTAGAATGTAAATCTTTAATATCATCCTTTACTCTACCATCACTAATTTCCATTCTATTTTTTACACTCTCAAATTGAAGATCATTTTCTTGTAATCTTCTTTCGTGAACTGCCAATATCTGACTTACATTGGTAGAAACATTAGTGATTTTTTCTAATGTTATTTCTAATTTTGAGAATAGGTGCGCTATTTGCCCTATTTCATTTTTTACTATGGCAAGTTCTGTCTCTAAAGACTTAACGGTAGACATCTTTCTTCTTTCTTCTGCGTATCATTGGCATTAATCTAGGATCAACACCTGGTTCACCTTTTGCACCAACACCAATGCCAGCGATACTACCACCACCAACTGCATTAGCTGCCATTTCTTCTCTGAAAGTTTTAAATGTTAAAGTATTACGTTCAAGTAGAATAGACTCTGCAATAATTTTTTCATCAGTTTCATACATATCTAATAAAGCATTGATATCTTCAACTGTGTATGTATTAAAATCTTTTGTGCTATGTTCTCTTAGTATAGCAAGAGCAGCGGTTAAAGTCAATAAGCGTTTAGAAGTTCTATCAGGAGATTTCATTAAAGCATATTGTATTTTAAATATTAAACGATTAAGAATGGTATATGATTCTAATTCTTGAGCGCCTGTAGGTTCTTTTATTTTTTTACCATTGGCGTCAATGATACCATAATTAAAGGCATCAGAATTTTCGATAGGGGTTGTTAACATTTTCAATATTTTGAAAACTATTAAACTGTCTACAAGTCTACCTTCGTTTATCATTTAAAGTTCTCTAAGTTTTTTAATTAAATCTTGATTTAATGGTATATCTGTTTCTTTTATACCTTTTGTCACTACAGTTTCTAACGGCATTCGGTGTAGATATACTAGATACGTTTTCAATTCAGGCCAATAAGATTTTTCTAATTTAAAAAATAACATGTCTGTGGTAGCATCACCGAAAAGATTATACAATACTACTAAATGATTTAATATCAATCTTTCAACTGATTCATTTTCATCTTTGTACCTATTCAATAATCTTTTTACATATTTAAATCTTTTTAGATCATCTTCTAATTCATCAATTCCCATTGAACTTGGGTTGTGATAATGTTTTATCGCATAAATTAAAAAATTATCATCATTCAAAACAATCATATAATGTCCTAAGAAACTACAGCAGTACCTCCAATGAAATACCATTTGCTATTAGTATATAGTAGTGTCGCAGATTTACCGGCAGCACTAAAAGCTATACTTCCTTGTACATCAGCATCAGTGAGTGTTAATGTATGCCCACCAGTATTGGCGATCATAATAATTATTTTGAGTTGACCTTCAGAACCAGCAGCGATGGTTAAAGTACCAGAACCGCTTGGATTTGAAATTTTAGTCAAATTTGTAGCAACAGATATTGCACCTGCTGCTGTTATAGTATCAGAATCTTGTATTTGTATCTTATCAGTAAATACAACAGGTGTAGCCACTGAAGCAAAAAAATTAGCTACAGTAATTTTTTTGCTTGTGCTTGATTGTACAAGATATAATGTATCAGAAGCAGCGGCTGTAGTAGCCGCTGTTAATTCTGAAAGTTTTGCATCTGCCATAATTTACTACCTTATTAGTCAGGGAACTGAATATCATCAGCAGCATCACTGGTGATGCCATTTTTTGATAACGCACATAAAACTTCATACTGAATACGACCTGCTCTTGCACCAGTACCAACAGTGCGTTTTACCCAACCAACGTGTGATGCTGAAGTACCTGTTTCACCAGTACCCTTAGCAGCAGTTGCAGTTGCTTGATCAGCAGTTGCTTGAATTTCAAAATACTGAGCACTATTACCAGTTCCAGAAATCAGAACGATTGTAAATGGCGTATATGTTAGACCAGTTGGTGTACCCGCAGTTGTAGTAATTGCAGAACCAGCGTCAGTGGTTAGTGTGAAACCAGTCACAGATGGCGATGTACCAGTAACAGCAGAAACAGTATAGATAGTTCCTGTTGTATAATCAGTAATTGTTCCAGTGCCGCCTAGTGTACCAGTAATTCTAATACGATCACCCGCTGCTAGAGTTGTTGCAGTACAAGTAAATTCGCCACCAGTTCCAGCGATAACAACACCAGCGAGAGCGGTACGACCAGCAGCAGCGGCCGCTGATGCAGCAAGGCGGAAAGTGCCAGCAGCCAAACCAAGAGCAGATACGAAATACTCAGTATCATCAACCAAGCCTGTGATAGCTGTGCCTGCACCAACTTTAAAATACTTAACTGATTCAGCAGCAACTAAGCCGTGTGTAGCATATGCGATTTGCTCAGTAGCGATTGTAACACTACCTGTAGGAATAACACGACGAGGTTTAGCAATAGCAACAGTTGGTACAGTTTCATATGATGAACCAACGTTTGTTACTGTGACTGCCGTTACTAATCCACCCGCGATGGAAGCAGTTGCAGCAGCAGAAGCGCCACCACCACCAGAGAAAGTAACTGCGGGAACTTCAAGGTAACGTGCGCCGCCTTGAATCAGAGCAACTGAGGTTACATTATCACCACCTGAACCAATTTCAGTAGTATCAACACCAAAAACATTGCTAGACAGAGTATTTGAATCTGATGCAATTGATTTCGGTTTTTGACTAATTGTAAAGCCTTCACCACTAAAAGCAGTCAGAGTTGTAACAGGATTTGCGTTTATAACAGTAGCAACAGTATCACTTGCAACTGCAATTGCAATCATTTCTTGATTGCCCACACGCACAGTATCTCCAACTGAAAGTTCAGGAATAAAATTAGTGCTAGAGCCTGTAAGAGTCCCGCGACCGTAATTTAAACTTAATGTGAATGTATGTGAAGCGCCACTGCCATCAGTTGATGCAATTATAGTAGGATTATTGTGCAACGCACCTGCTTCTGTAGCAGCAACGCTGAAAGTATCAGTAGTTACGTTAGTTACAAAGTAAGTGTCACCATCAGTCAAACCGACTACTTGAGTGCCGCCGCCATCTGAATATGCAACAGGATCACCTAGTTGAAATGGGTGTGCTGCTGAAGTATAAACACCAGCAGCATGTGCTGTGGCGCCGTTGAATGTGATAGACGGCGCGGTAAGAGTTACTGTGCCGTCTGAAGTTGTATCGTCTTTTTTGCCCCAAGCTGACATTATTCTTCTCCTTTGAGTTTTTCTTGTATTAAATTATTAAGTTCTTTGTAAGCAACAATCTTTTCTCTAGCGGTGCCTTCTACAATTGTCTTACGCAATATTTGTATTTGTTCATCGACATCTTTCTTTAAAGGAGCCATGCCTCTCTGAGCTCCAGCAGATTTCATATCTCTTTTTGCTAATTTCTTAACAGATTTTTCAGCGGCACCACTTTGTACTCTGTCAGCAGCTCTTGCAATCATTCTTAATCTTTCTGCTTTCTGTGCAGGAGTCATTTCTTCAAATGTAAGTTCAGCTTCTTCTTTTTTGACACTAACAGACGGTGATGATTTAGGTTTTGAATAATAGGATTTACGCTTTTTTCCATCTTCGTTTCCTAATTCGTGTTCCATTTCTTTACGTTTGAATTCTTTTTTGCTCATTGAATCATATGAACCATAATAGTCATCGTTTTCATCCATGCGCCCATTAGATGCAAGTCTTTCTTTGCGTCTTTGTGCGGCAAAGTCAGCACCTTGTGGTTGTTTTTTCTTTGCTCTAAGAAGTTTAAAATCATGAGCATCAACTTTGCCATTTTTGTTAGCATCTATTTTGTGTTGATTGCCTATCAATTCGTTTACTGATTCAACTTCTTCTTTCTTTGTTGAATTACTTTTTATTTTATTCAACGCAAGATTTAAGCCATCAACTCTTTTTTTAGTAAATTTATTTTCAGCTCCAACCTTTTTGACATAAGATGACATGGTTGGTGTTGATAGTTCATCAATCTGTTCAACTTCTTCCTTTAGACCATACTTCTTTTTATACCAGTCAGGTGTTCCACTTGTTTTGCGGAAATGTCTTACTGTTGCAGAATCATTTGCTTGGTCACGATACTTGTTTTCAGCAGTAGTATTATGTGACTTCATTGCTTCTGCTGCTGCATGTGCATCTTTTGCAATGCCAACTAATTCAGCATTGGACTTTTCATGATACGCATGACCTTCTAATGGATGACGTTGTGAAGGACGACCTTCATCAAGTTCAACTTCTTCTTTCTTCATTCCAGGCGTTGTCATCTTAGCATGTTTACGAACAGCATGTTCTGGACTATCTGCATAAACATGATAGGGCTGATCTTTCTCACCAGTTGTTTTTGGATTATCTTTAACAGCGTTACCATTTTTAACTGCATAACGGTGTTGATAACCAACCTCGTCTTCATCAAGTTCAATTTCTTCTTTCATTGATTTCCAACTGCCGCCCATTTCTTTATATTTTTTTGCTGCCCAACCATTAGCATACGCTGAAGGATAAACATCAAACTTAGCTTTAGCTTGTGATTTAGCTTGTGCCCATTTTTCAGGACTTGTTGGTACATTTTTTTCATCAAGTTGTTCAATGTCAGTTTCAACATTTTCATTTTGTCTTTTAAGTACTGCTTTTACTTGAGGATGATCTGACAAACCAGGTTTAAGTTTTTCAATGGCGTTTACTGCACCAGTCATATCACCTTTTTTGTAACGTTTATCTGAAGCAATACCGACAGCTTGTTTTACTTTCACATCTTCTTCAATGTCAGACAAGTCATTATCGCTAGAGGCAGAATCTACAACAATAAAAAACTCTGCCTTTTTGTCTTCAGGCAAATCTCTAATATTGGTAACACCGTATAATTCTAATGCAGCTTCAAACACTGCTTGATAGGTATTATTGATTGCTAATAAATCTTCATCCAATCCAGCTTTTCTTTTTTCTTTTTTTACCGCAGCAGGAAGAAGTTTAAATCTTTCTTTTTTATCGGCAGCTCGTACTCTAAGTTTACGTTCTGTTTGTTTTCTATGTTGCTCTTCTTCTTCAGGATTGTCAAAGATTTTAACACCATTATTCACGGTGATTTCCTCCGTTTGATATTTTGATTTTTGTGTATGTAATTTTGCCCGGTTAAAAACAGTAGTATCATTTAACATAATACTTGTCAAATTGTCCATATACTTAGATATTACTTCCCTTTCATTTGGCAATAATTGTTTACCCATACTAAGGTTTTCTAAACCTTGAACTAATATAGGAAGTTTATTGCTAGGGACAATGCCTAGGCGAACTAACTGTTCTAATCTCTGTTTTTCTATTTTTTCCATAATAGTATTTATAATTTATAATTTCTATAGAATTATAAAATATGAAAAATTTAGCAATAAATTTAAAGATAATTATTTTTTAACTTTAAATTTTACAGATTTTTGTGAGCTGGATCTAACTGGAGAAGCTGCCTTGTATTTTTTAGACTTTTGTGGTTTTCTATTTGATCTACTTTTCATACGACTAAGTTCCATTTTACGCATCTTAGGTAAAATACGAACAGCAAATCGTTGAATAAGAGGTTGATACATACCAACAAGTTTTTCAAGGCGAGCTTTTTCTGCTGGTGCCATAGAAGACCTATCTCTACCCTTCAACAGTCTTTTATACACCATTGATCTTGCGCCGCGAGTTGCTCGTTTTTTCAAACGGTCTGGTGCTGCACCGCGTCTGAGTGCAATACCTCTTGCTACTTTGAGTTTCTGTCTGTTTTTGCGGGCATTGAATCTACGTTTCATTCTACCTTGTATTGACAACACTTCATCAAGACCTTGTTTATCTACAATGTCAACATCGTCCATGTCAAAATCGTCCCAATCAACAATGGAGTCTGAATCATCAATGTCATCTTCATCAAAGAAACCATATTCTTCCATGTCTTCTTCGTCCATAGAATCTAATTCATATTCTATTTCAGCAATATCATCTTTTGATAATGGTTGTACATAAAATATTTCAGCATTTTTAGCATTATCATTTTTATATTCAGTTTTTGTTTCTGCTGCTTCTGTTTCTTCTTTAAATTTGGCAACAGTTTTTTTAGGATTCTTTTGTCCAGGTGTAACATCTTTCATGTATTCAGTGCCAGCGGGTGTTCCCCAATCCATGACACCCATGTCAGAGTTATATTTTATGGCTTCTAAAAATTGTTTTAGTGTTTTCATTTTTCCAGTTTTTTACGTTTTGCACCTAAGTAGGCAGCAATTGCCATTTTTCGGCGCTGAGATGATGAAGCTCCTTTAAATTGAGGAGCATCAGATTTACCAAAGTCTCTTATATATGTTCCCATACCATCATTCGGATTCAGTCTTTCAAGTAAAGGGCATCCTGTAATATAATCAATATCATCTTCACTTATCTTTCCTTTGCCAAAATTAGATACATTAATCGGTTCTCCTTTTCTTTCAGGATCTGGATCATATTTTCTTTTAGCGCGGACAGCAGATGCTCTTTCTTTTTTACTAAGAGAAGCTCTTTTTTCTTTTGACATGCACTTGGGTTTAGGTTCACCAGGTTCTCTCGCGCATGGACCAACCGCTTCACCTTTACTATTAATTCTTTTCCAATCACCTTCAGGGTGTTCTTTATCAAACCACTTACGCAAATCTTCTTTCATATCTTCGTCTGTGGCACCCATTGTATTTTTGCGACTAGTGCCTTCCATGTAAGCGTACAGAGACTCCATATCTGAATGAACTTTAGAAAGTTTATTTTGATACCATTCTTCTACTTTAACACCACTCAATATCAAATTCATGATTTTTTCAGAAGCATAAGAAATAAAATGAAGTTGCGTATGTGCCATATCATTTTTTTCTTCAGTGTCATTATACTCACTTTCTTTAATATTATTTTTGCTTTTGTAGTGAGAAACTAAATCACGAGTATTAACTCCAGTATGACCTGAAGCTACAATAGCTGCATAATATTCAACACCGTGCTTACGCTCAGTTTTTCTTTTCATTAATGATGAAAGTGTGTCTGCTGCAAGATCATAATTTTTTTTGTGCAGCAAATATCTGCCGAGTAAACCAGATTCCTTAACACAATTATTCACGAGGCGTCCTC